GGCTGTTTCTAATACAGCAATTGGAAGGTCAGCTTTAGGTGCAACCACTTCAGGTACTGCAAACGTAGCTGTTGGTGCTTATTCCCTAGACGCAAACACTACAGCAAGTGACAATGCTGCTGTAGGTTATAGTTCTTTAAGCACTAACACCACAGGTATTAAGAATGTGGCAACAGGCAATTATGCTTTAAGATACAACACCACAGGTGATTACAATGTTGCTACAGGACATCAAGCCCTAAGCGCCAACACCACAGCAGATAACAATACGGCTAGTGGTTATCGTGCACTTTATGCTAACACCACAGGCACTACTAATACAGCCGTAGGTAGTAATGCAGGTAATGCAATTACAACTGGTGATGGAAACGTATGTGTTGGTTATTTAAGTGGTACTCACGCTGTTGACCATATAACAGGTTCCAGATGTACGCTGATTGGTTCTTATTCACATGGCACCACAACAGGCGCTACCGATGCGCAAGTTATTGGCTATGATATTGCCGGTGCGGGCGGTTACACAACATTAGGCTCTGGAGCTTCTGACATCAGAGCGCAAAACGGTGTAGCAACATGGGCCACAGTCTCAGATGAAAGATACAAAAAAGACATTACAGACGCTACCACAGGTCTTAGCTTTATCAATGCTCTACGGCCGCGGACTTGGAACTACAAGACTCTTGGTGAACTGCCAGAAACCTTCAACGCCTATGAAGCTGACTCCACCAAAGTCTTTAAGAACACTCAAACCAACCACGGCTTTATAGCCCAAGAAGTTAAAACAGCTATTGATGCTGATAGTGGATTGAAGGATGGCTTTAGACTTTGGGACGAAAGAGATGATGGCGCACAAGAAGTAGCAGAAGCCGCATTGATACCTGTACTAACCAAAGCTATACAAGAACTCTCAACACAACTTGACGCAGCACTTGCTCGCATCACAACCCTAGAAGGATAAAGACAATGGAAGATCGTACAGCAGAACAACTCGCACAAGACTACTCAGCAATGGGTGACAGCGTAGCAGTAATCACAGACATCATCGCAGGAAACTCTATGGCTGATGAGTCTGCCGAAGACCGCCAAGGCTGTGTTGATAGAAACACTCAGCACCTAGAGTTAATGGTTGCCAAGGACGATTGGGGCAGTGAAGACATGACCGCATGTGATGCAGCAATTGTTGCAGGCAACGGTTACACCGCAAGCTAACTAACTTAAAACGAGGATACAAACATGGGCGAGAAAAAAACAACTCCCATTACGATCAATGACGTTGAATACACCTATGAAGATATGACCGAGCAACAGCAGGCAATGGTTAATCACTGTAATGACTTAGACAGAAAGATTAAGTCTACGCAGTTTAATCTTGATCAGCTATCGGTTGGCAAAGATGCTTTTATTAGCATGTTAGTTGCTGACCTTGAGCAAGAAGCTGAGTAAATGAAACTGGTCTTTGCTTTGATCGTTTTGGTTAATGGAACGGTTGATGTAAAGGCCACCAGTCATTGGCATGATCTTAATCGGTGTAGGTGGTTTGCTGAAGAGCTAACCATTCAGGGGACAAGAAAAAGATACAGTACTCCAGTAATGGCGTATTGCGTTCCCAAATATGTAGACCCGAGTAAGGTGCTTATCCATGATTGACCCGCTAACCGCTATAGCAGTTGCTACAAAAGCATTTAACACCGTAAAAGCAATGGTTGCTGCTGGCCGAGATGTAGAAGATACACTTGGGCAGATTGGTGCATGGTATGGCGCTTGCAGTGACTTTAACGAAGCCAAGAAACAGGCAGAAAACCCGCCATTGTTTAAACGGTTGGTAGCTAGGCAATCCGTAGAGCAAGAAGCTATGGAGATATACGCTAAAGAAAAGAAGATTAAGCAGCAAGAAAAAGAGTTGCGCGAGCTGTTGATGTACACCTATGGCCCGACAGGATATACAGAGCTTGTTGCTTTAAGGCGAAAGATCAAAGACCAGCGTGAAAAAACTATTTACGCGCAAGAAAGAAAAAGAAAAGCAGTGTTTTGGACTACCGTCCAGCTCGGAGCTTTAGCTGTATTAGTGTACACTTTGTACATTATTATCAAATTACTTATTGGAATGTCGAATGGCAACGGTATCTGAAGCACTTTTAAAACTTGAAGCTCACGAAAGAGAGTGCGCGGTGCGTATGATCTCGATAGATGAGAAGTTCCAGAGCATAGAAAAGCGACTTGATGAAGGCTCTGCAAGGTTTAAGAAAAGTGAGATGATGCTGTGGGGCATGTACCCGCTGATAATTGGGTTATTCCTAGTAGAGAAGTTTGTCTAATGAGCTTACTAAACCAGTTAATAGGCCCAGTAACAGGTCTTCTTGATAAGTGGATACCAGATGCAGACACCAAGCAGAAGATCGCGCACGAAATTGCAACAATGTCAGAGAAACACGCGCAGGAGTTATCTCTTGCTCAAATCAAACTTAACACCGAAGAAGCAAAAGGCAGCGCATTTCAGCGAAACTGGCGACCTGCTACAGGCTGGGTCTGCGTCCTTGGCTTTGCAGTCAACTTCCTAATCTCACCCTTGGCCGCTGGCTTTGGTGTAGATATCCCGCAAGCTGATACTGGCACTATGATGCCTATTCTGATGGGCCTATTGGGTCTGGGCGGGCTTCGCAGCTTCGAGAAAACCAAACAAGTAGAAGGTAAATAACATGGCTAAATCACCTAAAAAAGAAAGCGGCTTCTTTAAGGCCAAAGAGCTGACCTGTAAGTGCGGCTGCAATACCACAGAATTCGACCTAGGGTTTCTTGCTACCCTGAATGCCATCCGAGAAGAGTGCGGATTTAGCTTTGCTCTATCATCTGCTTACCGATGCCCCCAACACCCCATAGAAGCCCGTAAAGAGCATCTAGGAGCGCATACAACTGGAAAGGCGGTAGATGTGTTGGCTAATGGAGAAAACGCCTTAGAGATCATTAGAGTGGCCCAAAAGCATGGTATCCAAAGAATAGGCATACAGCAGAAGGGTGGCGGTAGATTCATTCACCTAGATGCCTGCACTGATGAAGATGGCTTTCCTAATCCAGCCATTTGGAGCTATTAATGGCCAGATAAATTAGTTATACTTTTGGTGCGCCATGTGGCGTAAACTTTTTTACTTGTCTCTTGTTATTCCCTTTTAGCCCTGCTTATTAATTTATTGCAGGGCTTTTTTTTGCCTTTTGCTAAATAAAGTAAACTAAAAGGTTTACATTAGGGTAAACATCAGGCAAGATATCACCTCAATTAACAAAACAAGGGCAACAAAATGTTAAATTTCAACCAGTCATCCGATAGCACCATTATCCGCACAATAGAAAACCATGATGGTATTTTGTGGGCAATAGAGCGAGGCGTAAGATACCCTTCAGAAGTGCAGGAGTTCGTAAAAAAAGAGTTAGCAGAAATGGAAGCGGAAATGAAGCGCAGGTATCCAGACGCTGTTTAATTAACCGCCCCTTCGGGGGCAAATGCTGTAGGAGGCAATATGGGAATCAATGAGTTAAACGACCTAGAGCGCGGTGAGTATGACTGCGTAACAGGTTATCCAGCCCTAAACGGGCAATCAGACGCTTACTATGCTGGTTATGGTAAGCAGTACGCTACAGAACAGACCATAGGGGGTCAACAATGAAATCAAGCGAATTAATTAACGAGCTGGCAGCAGCTCTATGCAAGGCTCAGGCTGAGATGGGGGGGGCAGTTAAGGATTCATCTAACCCGTTCTTTAAGTCCAGCTATGCCGATCTAACGTCTGTTATTAAGGCAATCAAGCAGCCCTTTTCTGATAACGGTTTAAGCTACACACAGTTTCCCGTTACCTTTGAAGATCGTATTGGCGTAGTTACTCGCCTAATGCACAACTCAGGCCAGTGGCTAGAAATGGATTACACCCTGCCGACTGTTAAGAAAGACCCACAGGCATCAGGGTCAGCCATAACGTACGCAAGACGGTACGCTTTACAGTCTATTGCAGGCATTCCAACTGCTGACGACGATGCGGAATCTGCAATGCTTCGCGGTGATGACAAGAAAATTGTATCTGACGACCAGATCATCGCCATCAAGAAATTACTTGATGAGACTGGTGCTGACAGCGAGAAATTCTGCAAGTGGCTGAAGGTTCGTTCTGTTGATCAGATTCTAGCTATGCACTTTGATCGCGCTGTTGCCGCACTAGAGGCTAAGAAGTGATCATCTTAGACCATGAGCAGGGTTCACCAGAATGGCTTGCCGCTAGATTGGGTAAGCCTTCTGCAAGCATGTTTTCTAAGCTAATTACAGCCACTGGGAAGCCTTCTAGCTCTGCTGATGGGTACATCAATCAATTGATAGCCGAACGCCTTACAGGGCAATCTGAGCCGTTCTACGTTACTGAGTGGATGGCGCGTGGAACTGAGTTGGAACCAGAAGCCCGTGAAGCCTACGAGTTTATTTCTGGCAATGATGTTATTGAAACTGGGTTTATTTTAGATACTGGCTTTGAGTATGGGTGTTCGCCTGATGGATTAATTGCAGATCAAGGCGGTTTAGAAATCAAATGCCCAGCGCCTCAGACGATGGTCAGTTATTTGAGAGACAACCAAGTAGGCGTAAAGAAATACTGGCAACAGATTCAGGGTTGTATGTGGATCAGCCAAAGAGAATGGTGGGACTTTTTCGCCTATCATCCAGAAATGCCGCATGTGCTTGTGCGGGTTGAACGCGATGAAGACTATATCGCAAAGCTGGCCGAGGAAGTGACCAAGGCCGTTGAAGTAATACTAAACCAAGTGGAGAAGTTAAAATGAAAGTAGGATTATCTGTAAGAATTGACGTTACTAAAATTGACAAGGCGCGTCTTTACAAAGGGGCAAAGGGTACTTATCTTGATCTGACCACGTTTATTGATACCGAGCAGCAAGACCAGTACGAAAATAACGGCTTTATCAGCCAGTCTACTACTAAGGAAGAGCGAGACGCGCAGGTACAAACGCCTATTCTTGGTAATGTGAAGGTCTTTTTTACTGATGGAGCAAAGCAAGTTGAAAGCGCCCCAGTAAATCAAGGTGGTCTGAGCATTGAAGAGTTGGATGATGACGTACCGTTCTAAACTAAAAACCCCCTCTTGCGAGGGGGAAACCATAGGAGGTTTGCTAGTCGGGGGAACCAGCTCAATTAATATATCACAGGATTTGAAACGATGGAATTAATAGACGCGGGCAAGTGCCTTAAAGCAGCACAAAAGGAAAAAGGTATTACTAGCCGTGAGCTGGCTAAAAGGAGCGGAACTTCGCCCCAGCAACTACTAAGGTGGCGCTCCAGCAAAAACATCAAGCTACATACGATTCAGTTATTGAC